GCTCTATCCGACTGACTTGATCCTTGAGAGAATTGCCACCATTGGGTTGCAGCTCTCGCATGATCGACTTCACCATGAATCTCATTGACGAATAGATGGCAGTCAGCACCGCAAGAACAAGCCCACCGACCGCCGTCCATTCGCCTACGCTCATTTCTTGTTGCCGAATGCCACGTCGTTTGGATTAGCCCAACGCGCCAAGACTGGAACGAGTCCAGCGACTAAGCCCATTGCTAAATTCTTCGGGTTTGTATTGCCAGTCATATAGACAGCCAACGCACCAGCAACAGAGCTTCTCGCCCATGATGCCAGCATTGCTTTTGCTTGTTCCATTATTTTTCTCCTTTGGGTCTATCCGGTAAATCACCGGTAAATGAGACATAAACCGGACGGCCATATCCCACAACAAATGATCGCGCTCCCAAGGTGCGTGACTTGACCATCACTTCACCGCCATTTCTTTGATCCGAACCACTGCTGGTGTTGCCTTCGATTGTAACGATTTGTTTTTCTGAGCAACGAATTACCAAGCCAATGTGATTGATTGTCACTTTGTCATCGATAATAAAATCAAAGAACACAAAATCACCAATCTTTGGTGTGTCGTGCCATTGCTTGTTTTTGCTAAATGCCAAAGCTCCAGCTTTTGTACTCACCACATTTGGCACCTTGACACCAGCTTGATCCGCGCACCAATTTAAGAAACTTCCGCACCATGGGAGCTTGTCCGCTTTCATGTGTTTGCCATACTTTGTCTCATTGTTGCCTGTTTCGGCTACGCCCACCTCAGCGAGCGCGACCTGAATCAAGCGCGGCAATGTGCCTTGTGGAAAATTACTCATTAAGCTCGACCACAGGCATAATCCATTGACAGGTTTCCTCATCAAATCCAAGATTGCCATCTGGTTCTGGAGCGATAAAAGCATCTCTGACTCCATCGTATGTATAGCCAATTCCTGCATAATTAAATCTTATGTTGCCATTGTAACTTGTACGCTTGCAGACTTGGCCTCTAAAATTGCCATACCAAGTCTCGGTGTCTAAACCTTCAATGGTTTCTGTTTCATCAATACCAGTAATAACTTCGGTGACAATGTTGTCATTATTTAAGAATGCGTAATGTGCCATTATGCCCAACTCACATTTCCTGTGCCAGCAGTAATAGTGGCGCGTTTGTATCCACCACTAGCTGCACTTTCCGTACCTGTTAATCCAGCACCAATAACAATTGTTCTAGCATCTGGATAACGCAAAATTACAACACCTGAACCGCCATTCCCACCTGTTGTTATTGTGTTTCCAACTGCACCACCGCCGCCACCGCCTTTATTGGCTGTTCCTGCTGTTCCAGGATTTCCACCACCACCACCGCCACCGTTGCCACCTGTTCCAGCCGAGCCGCCAGCATAATTTCCGCCGCCGCCACCGCCACCGTAATATATTGCAGAACCTGAAATGCTTGTGGAAATACCTACTCCGCCATTACCACCTGATGCTGGGGCTGATCCAGTTCCATTTGCCCCAACAGCACCAGCACCGCCACCGCCGCCGCCGCCATTGACTCCAACACCTGAACCACCAGCATAACCTTGATTTGCCGTACCTGAACCGCCAACAGTTTGATAATTACCTGAACCACCGCCGCCTGAACCGCCTGTTGCTCCTGCAAGATTTACTGAACCACCTGAACCACCGCCGCCACCTGTACTGGTAATTGTGTTGAAAGTTGAATTTGACCCAGACACTCTTGTACTTGCTGCATAACTTGGCGCAGCGGCTCCAGCACCGATTGTTACTGTGTAATTTGTGGCTGGCGATAATGTGAAATTACTTTCCAAACTTCCACCGCCGCCTGTTGCTCCGACTGTGCAACGCAAACCACCAGCACCGCCTGCACCAGCACCGCCAGTACCCGAAGTTGAAGCATTGCCTGCACCACCACCTGCAATAACTAAATAATCAACACTAAAATTGCGTGGATAACCACCGCTACTCATAATTCCAAGCATCGGTGTCATTATACAATGTCTCCAAAAATAATCCAAGAGTTTGCAGCTAATTTTTTACAAGTTGCGCCAGAATTAGCTACTCTTAATTTTGGAGTTGCACTTGTTGCACCAGTTGAAATTACTGTTGTTGTTCCTGGGGTGACTGCACCAATTGTAGGCTGACCAGCACCAGTAATCCAAAACACATTGATTTCCGTGCCTACTGCAAAATTGAAAGTTGCATCGGTTGGAATGTTAAATTGCTGAGTTGCAGCATTATTCATTGAGAATATGTTGCCTTCATCGCCTGATGCGAAAGTGTATGCAGCAGTCTTTGCAGAATAAGTTGATGAAATTTTAGGTGAAGAAATCACTGGTGTTGTCAAAGTTTTATTTGTTAAAATCTGTGATGTACTTAAGTCAGCAGTTACAGCTGTATCAATTGCTACTGTTGGAACTGGTCCAGTTGGTGATGTGACTGTTATGCCATTGCCGGCAGTAATGCCTGTAATATCGCCTTGATCATTGGCAATCCACGTGAAATCCATGTCGGTTGCCGACGCTTTGGACAATATGTAACCTGATGCGCCACCTAATAAATCGGCCATCGATGTGGCAACAGCTTGACCAAAGACCTCAAAGTCTGCCGGCAAATCAGTGACCAAATCAGTCGCCGTCGGCATTTGCCAGCTGAATGGTGTTGTCGGATTGCTCATCTTTTCTCCTTAAGCCACGACTAGGGCGTGTTCCCAGTCAAGTATCCCAGAAATGGAATTCCAAGTCTCCGCGACACTTACATCTTGCCATTGCATTGCTTGCAATGAATATGAAAGCGGCGAGAGATTAAGTGAGACGCTGATTTGGTTGTATGCGGCTTGGAACGTCCAGCCCTCTACAAATCCCAAATAGGTTCCGGCCGACATATTTAGCGGCAAGTCGGCAATTGCCAGAGGCATTCCCATGAACACGTTAATCAAAGAATCTCGGTCGGCATCGTCAATCTCTGGATTTGTCAGCTGATACGTGATCTGATTGAAGTTGTATTGAGGATAAGCCCGGAGTTTCAAATAGAAATCTGCTTGGTCTTGTGCATCGATTAGGTGTTTGACTGTGGTTGTAAATATCTGGGCAAGCTGGCCATATAAACCCACTGATGTGGCATCTGTGGCACTGACTTCTGATGTTGAATTTGTGCCATATTTGAGAGTTATCGTATTTCGCACATCTCCTGCGCGTTGCTGGATTGTTAGCCCAGAGCCTTGAGCATCGTTGGCTGAAAGATTGACATATCCATTCGTTGCCAAGTAGATGGATCGATGGTCTGCCGATGCATAGGAAATAAGCCCCTGTGCATCCTCATAGATATAACCCAGCCCGCTAGTTGCCAGAGCTGAGACAAGTGAATAAATATCTGTTCGACTTGATGACCTTTGTGCAAGCTCATAACTACCCGGAGTATCAATCTCGCCAAGTCCAATGTTCTGAGCATTTGCCCAAGTCTCGGTCGGATCATAGGTATTCCACTGCAAAGCTGCTGGAACCTCTGACCAATTGTTGAGCAACAAGTCCTGCAACACTGTGAGAATTTGGTCGCCATCGAAATCTTGAGTCAGAACGCCATCGGTTAAAGCCTTCGGCAATCGAGCCAATGCACCCAATGCAATAATCTTGACGCGCTGGGCGTAGGCCACATTGCCCAATTCGGCCACTGAGATTGCAATATCCACAATTGAGCCGCCAAAGATGGGAATGAATATAGCTGTGGAATCTTGTAATTCGATGGTCAATGAATCATTAATTCCAATGGCCACATTTGATTGATCCAAATTGATAAGTTCAATGTTCGTGTATCCAGCTTGAGCTTGCTCATAGATATTAGTTCGCCCAGATGTAATCGTTAAATTCGAAAGAATGGCAGTTTGATATTCATTGCCGCCAATCGTGACTCGCCATACTGGATTAAAGACTGTCATATTGCCTGCAAGTTGGATGCGCCGCCTGTACCGCGGAAGTATGAATCATTAAGAGTCTCGACAATTGTGCGAGCCGTTCCCTCAGCATCAATTGCGCCATTGACTGTAATATTGATGCGCTCAGCCGTTGAAAGCCCGCCAGTGACCCCAGCGCGAGCCGCTGCGGCCGCTTCTCTGGCATTGCGTAGGCGTTCAGTCTCAGCTTTGAGTTCTTCGCGTCTAAGGATTGCAGCTTGCATAGCTGGTGAATATGCCCCTAATGGTGCGCCGGTGAATGTGCGCGGATCATTGCCGCCCATAGTTCCACCAGTATCAAACCCGCCAGTGCCACCAAATCCGCCACCGATATTTGGGTCAAATTCTGCTCCGCCGGCCTTTAAGCCTTTAGAGTTGTCTCCACTTAAGCCAAAGAATCTGGTGATTGGATTATCTGTCATAAGTTTGATGAATGCCTTGACTGCATTGATTACATTTGTGACAACTGTGACAATCTTGGCAAAACCTGAAATCGTGACTGAAATGATTGTTCCCAAGACACTGAATGCGCCTTTAAGTGTCGTGCCGATAATTGGAGCCAAAGTATCTCTGGCAAATTCTCCGACTGCTTTCATGAAATTCAGCAATGGCTTCAATTCGTCAGAGTTGTCGTTGATAGCCTTTTGAACCTTTTCGAATGCACCGCGCAATCCATTGATGGCTGGCGTGAGAATTGATGAGAATATTGGAATCAAGAAATCATTGATGAATGCCCACACAGCTTTGAATTGTGGCAACAATACTTCTTGAATATAACTTCCAAGAAATTTGATAACTGGCTGCAATTTTGGACCAATTTCATCTGCAAATTTCTGAATGGCTGGCACGACATCTCTGACGAAAGTATTGACCATTGGAGTGATTGCATCGAGTACAAATGACCCGACTGTTTCTTTACCTTCATCAAATGCGACATTAAGTCGAGCCATCTTGCCCGCAAATGTGTCGGCCTTTTCCGATGCTTGACCGCCGAACGTACCAGCCAGCGATTTTGTTATTTCATCAAGTGACATCGACTTTAATTGAGTCTTATCTAATCCAACGCCTAATTTGCCAAGTGCTCCTGTGTTGCCTTCATAGGCTTTTCCAAGTGCATTTGATACGGCTTCCAATGATTTGCCAGTGCCGGCGGCAATATCCAAAGCCAATGTCTGAAGTTTTTGTGCTTCACTGACGTCTTTTGTGGCGCGTGTTAATCTTTCCAGCGATGGCCGAAGCTGGTCATCGGTGATTCCGTTGGCCAAAGAAGTCTTAAGAATATATTTTTCAGTAGCCGCAATTTGGTCATCCGTTGCGCCAGTAACATTTTTAAGAGTCGTGGCGAGTTTTGTTTGTGCAGCTTCATCGGCGATGGCTGATTTAACGCCATCAATGAGTAATTTGCCAGCATAAGCGGCTGCGGCGACCCCAGCAGCGGCAAATGCTAAGCCAGCCTTCTTGCCAAAGTCTGAAATCTTAGAGCTTGAGCTTTCAACGTCATTATTGGCTGTGTTCAGTGACTTCTTGAGTTGATCTACATCAGCCAGAATTGAGAGCTTGAGCGTCCTACTTTGTCCGGCCATTACCACTCCTTCAATATTTCAGTGAAAGCATTTTCCCACTTGGCAATGATATTTGGCTGCTCGGCTCGCAAAGTTGGATATATGAAATATCCTGCTGACCCACCATTCGGGCCACGACCAGACCAAATTGGAAATTGCTTGAATTTAGTTGAACCAAATTCGTAACCGCCCCAAAGCTGTTGAGTTGTGCCACCGCCAGAGAATTTCTGACTTACAAAGCCAAATGATAATTCTCCAATCTTTGAAGATTTGGAGACACGTGAGCCGGATGCAATTCTGTTGGCTGCATTATTAGGACGAGCAGCAGCCGCTTGAGTGATTTTGCCTTGAACGTAAGTGGCTAAGCCGCCGCTGACGACTTTGGCTTGAGCAACTGCTTCGGCATCCATTGCTTTGAATGCGGCAGTAACACGACGCAAGTCCGACTTATCATATGCAACTTGAAAGTCATCCGCCATGTTGCTGCTCCAATATCTCAAAGGCCGTAAGAATCTGCTCCGCCGTCGTCCATTCGCTCATGGGAATCTTTGTGGCTATTGCAAGCTCTACAACTATTCGGCTGAGACTTCCGACGGCGTAACTTTTGGGTCTGCGTTCCCTGCTCCAATATCTGCAACGCCTTCACACCAAATGTCGTAAGACTTGACCGGCTTGCCGGCGTTCTCACGCTTCATTGAGTTATAGGCCAGAAATAAGAGATCAGAAATGCCAATCTTTTCTTCTGCTTGCTGGATTGTGAATCCAGTCTTTTGCTCCCATTTTTGCCATTCTGGGGGAGCCGCCGTATAGGTAGCGACTTCTCCAGTTTGGTAAGTAACCTCGATATTTAATTTCATGCTCCCGGCTCCTTTTGTTAGCTGATTGTCAAGACTGGTGTAGTAACGCAAGTAAATGCGAGCGATACTGTTTGAGCATCTGGTGCAGTTCCACCGGCTGATGGCAAAATTGGCTGCACTTCAAATGCAAATGATGCGCCGGTATCGGCAAGCAATACCACTGCAAGTCCGGTCTGTGGCGCGTTTGTTGCAGCTGTCCAAAGAGCTTCGCATAGTGATGATGCTGCGCCCCAGTCTGCAAGCATTTCAACGGCAAAAGTTCCCTGCGTATCAACGGTTTGATATGCTTTGCCGTCCAAAGTTTGAAAAATTGAGATAGTTGAATCGACTGTTAAGGTCGCTGATGTTGCTTGGGCATCGAAGTTATCACTGTCAATTGTGAAAGTGATATCTCTGCCAGTGATGATCGTTGTCATGAGTTTTCTCCTTAGTCGGTGTAGTACGTTGAGACTTGCAAATCAGACGTCAAGAATTTACTTGCGCCGACTTCCAAAGGTGTGGGTGAGCTGACATCTCCGACGACGTATCCGGCCGGCATAGTTGAGATGATTGAAATCATTAAATCCTCAAGGTTCGTCAAAGCTGCTGCGTTGCTCGAATAACCGACAACGCCGGTGATGAGCATATTGATTTTGACTTTGGTAGTTGATCCATTGATAAGAGTACTCTCAAGATATGGTGAATCTGGTACTAAACATATGCTTGGAGATGTCATCGTTTCTGGAATTCCGTTATACACATTGGCTGAAATGCCCAGCAGTGCAGTCTGCAATGGTGTGCGGATGTCGGCTTCAATTGTCATAAGCAGAGTGTTTCGACTTCAAGGAACGGCCCTAAGAGACCCACAATTCTGTTGGTCAAGCTGCGGCCAAGGACGAATGGTGACGGCTGAAATTGGTCGCTCATAATTTGATTGCCCGGAGCTGTAACACTTTGGAACACTTCAACAGCAACAACAAGGATTGCTGACTTAATGGGAGCAACGCCAGAGTATAAATCGCCAGCGGTTGCCCCATCAATACACGCAAGCCCGCTCGGAATGATTGGGATGGTGTATGTGCTGTCTGCTTGCCCCGTTGCAGACGTAAAGACCATTGGAGCAATGCGATCATCTGTGACTGTGACTGTCGCATCATAAATGCCGCATCCGGTAATGACAACATCTTGACCCGGCACGAAATAATTGACGCGCTGAGTTCCATAATATGCAATTGAATTTTCTACAAAGATTTCTGTGACAGCTGATTGGTATCCAGTAAGCAATGGCAAGATTGTTAGCTCTGCGCTCTCAATCATCTGCTCAAGATATGCGTCAGAATAAAGAGATACGGAAACGCCAAGAATAGATCGCAGTTCGCCCGCGGTTACAATTTGTGGCATTTCCGTTCCCTTCTTCTGCTCGACCACATCCGGGAGCGGCTGTGGCCGATGATTAGTTATTAGGTAAAGTTGAACGCGTTTGCGCCCGCTGCAACCTTTGTGGCACATGCACCATAAGAATTGAGTGAGATTTCAACAGTTCCGTCAGATGGCTTATTGACATCAAGACGGAAATTTCCGCTCTCGTACCATGTGTAAGCATCTGGCTCAATGACGAGCATTGAATCATCGCCTGTGCCAGTAACTTCGCCTGAGTTATCTACGAAGAAATTAAGACCCATGACGACGCCACGTTGTGATTGACCAGTAACAAGACCGGCCTGATTTTGTGGCTGGTATGCATTAAATAGCGGTTGCCCATTTAGGTTATAGCCCATGATGTTTGACCATTGTCCCGGTGACACCAAGATGTTACGTGCAAAGCGTTGAGTTCCTGCATAAACAGCTGCATTTGCGCGACTGACGTATGCAATTAATCCTGCTGCTGTGTTAGCTGTTGGAGTGCCATCTGAGACAGAATCTGTAACCAATTGATTAGCGACATATTTATTCTGAGCAAAGGCCATTGATGCGCCCATGATTCGAACAAGCTCATTGAAGAAATCTGGTGAGCTGCGGTCGATGATTTCTGTTGTCAGAATGTTACGACCTGCAAAGCGTGTGACTGGAATTGAAATGAAGCTTGACTCAATTCCTGTGTTTGTTACTGCTCCGCCTTCTGCAACAGGATCAACTTCTGCAATTTGAGAAATCTTTGGGATTTCAAATTGAAGCCCAGCGTCCGGAAGTGTTCCGCGGCTGATTGCATCAATTGCTCCACGAGTTCCGTTGCTGAGTGCATTGATAACTTCTGTGAGCTGACGTGTTGGGTTGAAAGCTGGGTTAGTAGTTCCAAGGTCATCGTTAGCTGCTGCAACGTAAATTGCAGAATCTGACATTGGGTTCAACTTTGCTTTGATTGAGTGTTCCATCCATGAGCCAAGATTGACAATTGGTGATCGTGGTGAAGTGAAATATGGTGCTGGCTTGTTAGCGTGAATGACTTGCTGTGAAGCCTCGACCACCTCGGCGGCTGGTGCTTCTGTTTTCTCGGTAGTGGGTTCCACTGCGTCTCCTTCGGTTGATGTTTCTTCTGGTGTTTGTTCGGTTGTTGCTGCGACATGAGAGACGCGAGCTTCATCGAATGCTGGGTTGTGTGTTAATGCGACGCCGACCAAAGTCGCTGAATTGACGACCATTGTGCCGTCCTCGTTAAATCCATGATCTGCGACATTTGCTTCAACTGAGAATCCGTCGCGAAGTCCATCCATCGCTTCTTGGATTGCATCTGAGCCGGCTGTTGTCTTAGAAATCTTAAACGTGGCATTTATTGACTTGCCATCTGGAGCCAATTCCATGCTTAAAGTTTTTCCAATCGGTCTTTTAGAATCGTGTTCAAGGTTCAGTTTTACAGATGCTGGAATCAATGAACCGGATTTGAATAATACTTTGCCGGTCGATGCATTTGCTGGCGTATCGAATTGCACAATTTGGCCGGTGATAGTGCGTTCTTCTGAATCGGCCGCTGTGATTGTGAATGGTGTTAATACCTTCATCGGATCATCTCCTCTTGAATTCGGATTTCTTCTGCACTCAATGCGCCGACGCGATTGAGAATTTCATAGATTTGTGCGCGTTCTAAAGCTGAGCCGCGCAAGTAATCATCAAGTGCGTATTCCACACGCTGCGTTGATGGCGTAAAGTCCGGCATTGATAATCTTTCGGTAATTGAGTTCATAAGCGGAATCAAAGAGAAATCAAGCAAAGTCTGACGTGTTGTGCTGGCATTTGAATACGTCATTGATGAGCCAGTCTCGGCGTCAATGAAATACGCCGGGATTCCCAACGCTCTGGCCAGTTCTGTGGCGATGTAACTTCTCGCAGCTGCAAGCTGTAATTTCTCCGGGTCGAATCCCAAAGTCTCCAGCGAAATATCCGCATTCAAGAATGCCGTTGTGCGATTTCTGCGACTTGCACCCCAAGACTCCAGGAGTTTAGCAATGCGATCTGCTGGCAATGCAGTTCCATTTGATTTCAATACCATTTGCGGAACAGGCTCACGCGCATAGAGTGCAGCCGCACGTTCGAGTTCCGCACCGGTGCGGATAGTCATACCAGCTCGGTTGAGCAACCCTTCATCATTTCCGTAGAACACGACCAAACTTCCAACGCCTGAAAGCGGAAGCGGTGTGTGACCATCAATTGAATACGATTCAATTTCTGTTGAATCTGAATTTGTGTTTATAGTTACACGATCCGGCGAAATTCTTTGAACACTTCGAACGCGCTGCGTATCGGCGAACAGCTCAGTGATTTGCCAATATGCATAACCATGGAACAGCAAATCTTCTAGCGTCCAGACATAGGTCGCAACGCCGGGAATGCGTGGGTCTGGTGTGCGAATTACTCGCGGCGGGTCAATGCTGAGTCCAGTAACACGATCACGCACTTCAAGGCCGATTGATGCTATCGATGAGCAAATGATGTTGCGACCACGAGCAATGGCCGGCACACTCATCGCTTCTTGACGTGTAGCTGTACGATTACCTCGAAAGAATGGCGAGAGTGAATCTAGCGTCGTTACTGGAGCAAGAGATGCAGAGACATCGTATGTCAGCTCTGTGACGGATGATGTTTTGACAAATAAGTCTCTGAATCCCATGCGAGAATTTTCCCACGCTGAGAGCACTAACCAACGAGAATGTCAATCTCCGTCTCTGGGCGTGTCGCAAAGTGTGAAACAAGAGCAGTGGCCACACAAGCCGGAATTGCCGACTGACTGGCACGTCTGCCCAATACCCAGCCGCCATCGCCACGACGCAATTGAACAGCTGAGAGCATTTGCGTCGTCAATTCAGATTGGCCACGATGTTTAAGCCGTCCAGAGTTAATTGCGCCCAACATCTCATCACAGCTTTGCGGATAAGCCGAATCCATGTCAAAGATTGGAATTCCGGCTGGTTGCATTCTTGCCGCGACTGCTCCCGATGTACGGCGACTGTAAAGCAAATACTCAATAGAATAATCGCGGCAGTATTTGGCGGCATCGTTGGCAATGTCTCGATCATCAAGCTGGACAGAGTTTTCCCAAGTGTGGAGCAGCTTAACAATAAACTTTTCATCGCCTAATTTTTGAGCTGCCACCATCGCCGCAAATTTTCTGTCCGGTGAGCAATCAATGGCCATCCACGTCAGCTTCTCTGGATCAAGGTCAATTTTTTCATCTAGGCATTCAGCCCATTCAGCCGAACCGACCACGCTGGAGATGGTCTGCACCCATCGGCACAACACCTCAGTCATGACGACTTCAATCGGATCATTGAATACAGCTTTGATGTTATCGGGATGGATTGTGATTCCAAGTCCGGGATTTGCATAAGCTGCATTTTCAATCGATAAGACTTCTGTGGGAGATGACCACTCGAAATATCCAATGTCATCAACTGCTCCGGCCGCAGCTGCCATGCCGCGTTCTTTCAGCAAATTCAGCACAACGGAATGACTATCGCCAGCATTGCTGAAGCAATTGACTTGTGGATTCTTAGCCGCCATCAAGGTATAGCGCAAAGCGGCAAATGAATCCAAGTCCTTCATTTCTCGTAGCTCATCCAAATGCACAACCTCTGGCTTACTCAATCCGCGAGCTGCCGAACCGCCGGCTTTGATAACGAATCTGTTACCAGACAAGGTTTCGATTTCTTCTGCTCCATGTTGCCATCTGATGCGCTTGACTTGTTTTGCCAAATCATCATGTGACTCAATAATGGCCACCAGCGATCTAAATTGCTCCAGCGATGTGACCAATCGGTGAGCTGAGCCGACTTGCAGTGACTCATCCCAGTGAAATAAACCCATGGCGATTCGGGCAAGCATGTAAGTCGATTTCCCATTCTGACGTGCGACTGTGGCCACTGTGATGGGATGGAAGTACCGGCCGTCTGGCTTGAGCTTGAGCGATTGAACCGCAAGCCATTTCTGCCAAGGCATGAATCCGCCGTCGATTATCTGGTCAGCAAAGTCAATTAATTCCAAGCCCCTAGACGGCAAATCGTTGAGCGGCGTGTGGATTCTAGGCACTTCATGCCCAAAGACTTGAGCTGATTCCGGCTCTAAAACCGATGTGAGCCGATTTGAGACTAGTTCGTCCTGCTCGTGACCAACTATGGTCAATGATGGCTTAATCATGACTTAGTGACACGTTCTTGGGTATATCTTGCCCATGGAGAGTCGGGGGTGTTAAAGCATCACTAAAAAACCGACCCCCTTTGCTCAAATTGCACATTCGACATAATTGACGCAAATTCCACTCATCATCACTTCCATTCAATCGCTTTGGAATGATGTGGTCAATATGCATCTGTCCTTCTGTCGTGCCACATATCTGACAGCATCCATCTCTGGCCAATATGCGCTCTCTGATAACCCGCCATTTACGCGTCGAACCCTTAGCCCAAGCTCTGCTCATCAGTGCCATCCCTTCGACTGCCAATGACGGTAAGCATTGCACATTGATCCATAGCGTCCATTGATATATCGGATAGTCCAGTCAATCTGGCGATAGCCATCAAGGTTGCGATAGTTCTTGTTGCGCATCTGGCCTAAGCCGTAATGAGATCCATTGATTGCATTGATTCGCCAATTAGATTCTTTAGTTATCAGCTTGTTTAGACATTGAAATTGCTCATAGTTTATCAATCGAGAATGAGCATATAACTTCAAATTATCTATCTCTGTCACTGCTTCCGCTGGTGTTGTGCCAACAACACATAGCACACCCAATAGCACCAGACTTCGCCTGCGAGCTATCCGCATCAGCGGCTCGCCAGCGAGTATGGATGCTACACGCCTAGTCAAGTTACTGGCGAGTAAGTGGATAAGTTGAGCGTGCTTCCTGCGTGTCGTCCACAGACTTTGCACACCTGTGGATAACTCCTGTGGATAACTATTCATAGAGATAACCCATCCACTTTGTCATCATCGACGAGTTTGATGCCCATCGCTCCACATCCAAGACACGTGCTGAACCATTCATGAAGCGATAGTTCTGAAGTCTTTCGAATGCCATGACGTTGCTTGGCTTTCCCGTAAAGCTTGGCGCATATCGAGCAATCGAATTCAAGTATTGGCATGAATGGACTTCCTTAGATTCTCAATGGGTTGCAAATTGATTTGACTGACCCAGTAACCGCCTTGGGCAGATTGGAACCTTGGCCGCTTTGCAACTCCCACTGGTATCCAGCCCATGATGTAATACGTCGGGCTTTCTCCAACGCATAGAACCGCGATGTCAGTATCACGATCATCTTCACTGATGATTAAGTGACCGCGTTTGTGTGGCGTTTGTTTGACTTCGATGGCAATGCCGTTCCAATAGACATCCGGTTCATTCTTAAATGTATTGACTGTCGGCACAAAGTCATTAACTCCAAAGTATTTGGCCACTGCCATTTCAGCTCCAACAGCTTCTGAATGAATGACAACAGCATTGTGAAAGTTGCCACGCTCTTTGATGCCTTTGGGGTTTGATCCATAACGCGATTCTCTGGCAAGTCCGGCAGTGTGTGCAATTACTTCATCTTCACGCGATAAGCGCACCATAATCATCTGCACTCCCAACAGAACCAGATAATCTTTTCATTGCCGTAACCCTTTTGATAACCGAATTCATCAAATTTAACTAGCTTGGAGCATTTGTCACATTGCTCGACTTTGTAGGTTGCAATGATAACTCCATCTTCCATGAGTGTGCAGCTCATAGTCCTTGGGTTGATTATCTCAATTGCACCGCTCATAGCTGTGGCTTCCATTTGCCATCGCTGCTCATGACTAACCAATTGGGATCACATTGCTCTGGCTTGCGTTCAATGCAGCTGTAATTAGCCCAAGGCTTGCCAGTCTTAGCAGTGCCTTCTCTAAAGACACGCTTGCCATGCTTGCATTCTTGAAGTGAATCTGGTGTGCCTGATGCCTCGGCTTCTTCGCGTGTCTTAAACGATGGCACTTCACCGAATTTGGTCGTCCAGTAATCATAGTCAAGATCAGTCTTTGCAACCTTCGCTGGTAGAGCTTCAATCTGCTCCATCGTCTCGCGTGTCGTGCGCTCTGCACCGCCCATGATGAGCTGCATAACTCTAAGAATTGCGCTTGTCACTGTATCCTCGACGAACCAGCGTTTCATGTTCTGGACGTATGCGCCTTGATAGCCATAAGCGAAATCAACGCCGGCTGGATATAAATCATCTGCATTGCGATAGCCAGTTGCCTTCACTAGAACGTAACCCTTTTCAGCGTTAAATTCCATGATTTCTGTTTCGATGCGTCCGGTCGGATGTGTTGCAATCCAGCGATCTGTTCTGGCACGTGCGGCCTCGTAGCCGTCCAAGAACCCCATTAGCGCACCGCCTGAGATGATGCATGACGGCCGACTGTCTTGCCGCGCTGGTAGCCATCTTTGTGGCCTTCTTTGTATCCGACTGAATAACTGCATATTGCCCAGAGAATGCAGGCTATTGCCATGATTACGAATAGTCCTACTTCACTTGTTGTCATAATTGCTCCCGATTCTGAGAGCTGCGTACCAGCTCCCGAATTACAGAGTGACACGCATGACCGACAATTTCAAGATTCCCGCCTAAGAATCGGCGTGTCGGTTACTTCTTTAGAGCCATTTCAAGAATCAAAGTGTCAAGCCTTTGCTCTATCCGGCTCACTTGGTCTTTGAGAGAGTTGCCAGAATTCGGCGAAAGCTCCCGCATGATCGACTTCACCATGAATCGCATTGACGAATAGATGGCAGTCAGCACCGCAAGAACAAGCCCACCGACCGCCGTCCATTCGCCTACGCTCACTTCTTGTTGCCGAAACTTACGTCATTCGGATTAGCCCATCTTGTAAGAACGGGGACAAGTCCCGCCACTAGACCCAAGGCCAAATCCTTTGGATTGGTATTGCCAGTCATATAGACGGCCAACGCGCCGGCGACTGAGCTTCTTGCCCATGATGCCAGCATTGCTTTTGCTTGATCCATTAGTTGTCTCCTTTGTTCAAGCTCCCGATGAGTGCCGCGACTTTCGCTTCACTCAATTCGATTTCGAAGTGCATCTCATCTTTTCTGTTTCGATAATCTCCACCCCATTTGAGGCCGTATTTCTTAGCCAAAGCTCTAATCATTGGAACCTTCTCAGCTGGGAACGTGCCAGATTTGCCCAGCGGATGCTTTGTTGCGTTTAGATCGATGGCAGTGCCAGAGCTGTGATTGCTCAAAGTGTCAGTCGAGCCACGTACCATGCGGAACGCGTAACCCCAATCATCAAGCTGACCTTCATCAATGGGTTCAATTAGCTCATGAAATTCTTTGCAGAATCCAGCAATCAATGGCGCAACGGCTTTCGCGCATCGCACCTTGACCTTAGTTCCCTCGATTGGAACGCTGATTATGTGGATTTCAGCTGCATCTTTCGATGCTTTCCATCCGTTATGACTTTGGATCATCAATCACCATCGGTGTGGATAGTGCCGCTTGTTGCTTATCATAGGTTGCCTTTAGCATTGAGGTGTATTCCTCGTTGCCGTGGTCAATGATTGCGTGTTCAGTAATAACACCAAAGTTTTCAATTTCAATAAAGGTTACATTATTCATTTTACAACTCCGCGTTCAGTGCTAAGTAGGCAGCAGATGTGTCTTTTGCCTGTATGAAATAAGGCCGATTGGCAGTTAATCCTGATGCAACAGTTGCATAAACTTGCGCTTGTGTGGTTGAGCAGTCTAAAAGACTGATGGCAGTAATAGTGGTTTGAGTTCCTCCGTCATAAGTTCCAAGTGTTGAAAAATCAACAGAAGTTGGTGCAACACGCATAGCAGTTGGAAAAGGCAACAAGATGCGTGCATTTGTTGTACTCGAAGCAAAGCCTAAGCCAAATGGTGTGTTGTTACCTGTTCCGCTTTGGCGGTAATAGTAACGCTGGCAAGCGGCTAATTCCCCTTGGATAGTTCCAGTTGCAGTTTGAAAAGCGGTAGCAGTATTACCAGCCTCTACCTGCCAGCCCCAAGTATCCACCGCATTAGCGGCGGTATAAGGCACAACTGTATCAAATTGCAAATAACTACTTGTGCCAATTGTTTTACCTGAAATAGAAGAAAGAGCAATAGTCCAAGAAAATCTTTGCCAAGAACCAGTAGGTGTATAGTTATACGAGGAGTCATAAGAAACAGCAGCACTACCACCACTGCCAAAATTTTGAGTTAATCTTATTCTAGGAGTACTTATTGCACCACTATTTAGTTTTGCCCAAAATGAAACTGTAACTGTTTGACCTGCAAAAGTTCGTACATCTTCAATCTTTTGCCCCATTATGTAATAAGCACTTGTGCCAACCGTAGTAACTGTTGTTCGATTAAAATAAGTGCCTTCATAACCTGCTACTGGTGCAGTACCAGGAGTAAAAGTTTGTTGAGTAATTGTTCCTGAAGTTGGAGCAACATCAAAAGTTGTGTTAAATCTATCTGCTAAAAATGCACCACTAGACCCTGGAGCAGCAATAGAAGTTCCCCGTTGCCACACATTAAATGCACCGTTAATAATTGCGTTTTTGCCTGCTGCAAAATTGCTCTGCCAGCGTAATCCGCTAGAAGTGGAAGAATCGGCTACAAGAGTTTCGCCGTTGTTGCCAGCAGTGATGATTCCCAAAGTATTGTCAGCAGTACCGACTAAAATATCACCTTTGGCATTGATGTTTGAAATGCTTGGTGTTGTCAAGACTGGCGATGTAAGTGTTTTGTTGGTCAAAGTTTGGGATGTCGTCTTATCCACTGTTGTTGCAGTATCAATCGAGACTGTTGGCACTGGGCCAGTTGGTGATGTGACTGTAATACCTGTTCCAGCTGTAACGCCAGTGATGTCGCCTTGATCATTGGCAATCCAAGTGAAATCCATGTCGGCTGCCGACGCCTTTGAAAGAATCTGTCCTGTCGTGCCACCTAATAAATCAGCCATTGATGTGGCAACAGCTTGACCAAAGACCTCAAAGTCTGCCGGCAAATCAGTGACCAAATCAGTCGCCGTCGGCATTTGCCAACTGAATGGTGTTGTTGGATTGCTCATCTTTTCTCCTTATGCCACGACTAGGGCGTGTTCCCAGTCAAGTATCCCAGAAATTGTATTCCAAGCCTCAACGACACTTACATCTTGCCATTGCATTGCTTGCAATGAATATGAAAGCGGCGAGAGATTAAGTGAGACGCTGATTTGGTTGTATGCGGCTTGGAACGTCCAGCCCTCTACGAATCCCAAATAGGTTCCGGCCGACATATTTAGCGGCAAGTCGGCAATTGCCAGAGGCATTCCCATGAACACGTTAATCAAAGAATCTCGGTCGCCATCGTCAATCTCTGGATTTGTCAGCTGATACGTGATCTGATTGAAGTTGTATTGAGGAAAAGCCCGTAGTGTTAAATAGAAATCTGCTTGGTCTTGTGCATCGATTAGGTGTTTGACTGTGGTCGTAAATATTTGGGCAAGCTGGCCATATAAACCCACTGATGTAGCATCTGTGGCACTGACTTCATTTGTGGAATTTGTGCCATATTTTAAAGTTATTGTGTTTCGCACATCGCCGGCACGTTGCTGGATTGTTAGTCCAGAGCCTTGAGCATCGTTGGCTGAAAGATTGACATATCCATTCGTTGCCAAGTAAATGGATCGATGCGTCGAATCCGCGTATGAAATAAGTCCTTGAGCATCCTCATAGATATAGCCAAGACCGCTAGTGGCCAGAGCTGAAACAAGTGAATAAATATCTGTTCGGCTTGATCCTCTTTGTGCAAGCTCATAATTGCCTGGAGTATCAATCTCGCCAAGCCCAATGTTCTGAGCATTTGCCCAAGTCTCTGTCGGATCATAGGTATTCCACTGCAAAGCTGCTGGAACCTCTGACCAATTGTTGAGCAATAAATCCTGCAACACTGAAAGAATTTGATTTCCATCGAAATCTTGAGTCAGAACGCCATC